ACCCGGCCATGCTGAGATGCGTTGGCGATAAGGGGGCAGGGCAGAGCGGAGCAGAGACCGTGGGAGGGAGAGCGTCACCCACCCAAAAAACTGAAACCCGGGCCCTTGAGCTGGCGCATTGTCGAAGGGCGGGATGAAACCCGTTATTACCCACCGGAGAAGTCTGGTGAGGTTCTTATTAATACTATCGTGTGGATGGTGCTGAGTATCCGGTTCTGGGCGAGCTGGAGAAATGAGCCTATTGACCGCACGGTCAGGCTAACCCCTACCCACTAGCTTAGTGCAGAAAGAGTGGGCGTCAGAGCGGGGGGGTTTGTCGGACTGGGACCGCAGAATTCCATCATGGCAGCAATTTTACTAAAATCGACCGCAAAAATTCTATTAGCTCATGTTCTTGAGTACACGCAATATGAGCTCCACAAATTCTCGCAGCCGTATATGGCCGCGTATTATGTGGGAATCAATCGTACGCTGCGTCTTTTGGCGCGTGCGTTTCGCTTGAGGAAGATAGTCGCCTTGTACAAGGCGTACTTCACGGCTGTGAAGAGTTTCTTTTCTCAGCCAAAAGTTCAACACTATGTCAGGGAGCTGTCACCTGGCATGCTTGTTTACAAGCTAATCACCCGCGCCCCGCGTGCCACTGAAGGTGCACGTGTAGTGGCAGGCCAAGTATCTGCGGTGCTTGGCCAATATACGCTCGTGTTCTTGAGCAAACTGATTTCCGTATTACGTTGGGTCAGCGCCGCTGTTAGGCGCTGGACCCTTCGATAATGGAACCAGACGAGGACACAGCAAGGTTTCGTGCCAGCCCTGCTGCGAGCGAAGAAGGCACGGAAGGAGGCACCGCGGTTTCTTCTTCTACAAAACAAAAACGACCGTGGGAAAAATTTTGCAGTAAGTGCGGCGATAATGAGCGAGGCAGAACGCATCGCACAGCAGAGCACAAAGAGGCAAAATCGAAGCGTGCTGAACACACGCTCAAAAAAGAAAAACCAAGCCGAGGCAAGAAGGAGGAAGAGAGCATCGCCGCAAGCCTCAGACGTACCAGTGCTGAGGATGCGGGCGCCCGCGATGCGGACCGTGAACTCCGAGAAGATGACCTGAATCAGTTTCCTGAAGATGAGGTCATTTTTGCCCAGTTAATGGCTTTCCTCGACGCAAATCGCGCTGCGATCAATGCCATGTTGGCTGTCACTCAGTCATACGGCTGGCGCGATGTCAACGACGTGACCCGCTACGTGCAGGGTCTCTGGGACCTTCAAGCCGAAGGCCCCGCTAATGGGCTCAAGGAGATCCTGGTTGGTTGGAAAGGCCACCAGTTTCGAGCCACCGACGTTCTAAATGCGGGCCTCCCGGAGTATTATCGGGAGGAGCTGGATGTTGTTCGGCGAACTCCGAACTCATACGCCCGCAAATACATGGCGGCTGGATTTGGCCTGCTCGGTATAGGGCAGGGGCTGCGGAAGAAATCAAAGCTGATTGCTGGCGCGAGTGCAGCAACAGCGATGGCTCTGTATGGGGGTTATACGGAGGACACGGTCCGGGTTCGCGTTGATCACGCGTTCTCGTATGTGCCACTTACCCCGCAGGAGCAGGTCGCCTTGGCGGCCGATCGGCGCAATATGAGCTTCCGCGCTGCGAAAGTTCTAGAGAGTACTTTTGGTGTTCGCATTGCGCACAAGGCCGAGATCTGGGAGAGAGTTCCTTTCTCCTACACTGATCGTCTCGGGGAACAGTTGGGGGGAGTGCCTTTGCAGAAGGCCGCAAACGTAGTCGAAGACTGGGTTCTGAGAAGGAGCCAGACGGTAGACGAATGGCGGCTGTGCGAGGGCAAAAATCTGAAGCACGCCGAGGCTCGGCTGTGGTGTGACGCTACTGCAGCTATGGACCCGCGTGTGGTAAGGACTTCCCTCAAAACTACTGTTCCGGGTGTTGACGGGTTAGTTATTGACCTGTCTTTGTACCACTGGATGACGACGCTGTCGCGTTTTATGATGGCGTCTGATTTCGTGAAGGCTGATCAGTCTTTGCGAAATGGGTACAGCACCCAGGGTCAAATTGCCAACGATTTGACCCAAAACACCGCTGTTGGTATTTTCTACGCTAGCAGGGTGTTGTCCTTGGTGAATTACATGCGCGTGAAGCATTTGTCTTCTACGGTCAATCCGGACGCGCAGGAATGGGATTTACCGTAAGGCCCGCGGACGGGAGGCTGTACATTTATGGATATAATGTTGACGAAGTTGAATGTGGTGGGGTGACATGGAATGATCCGCCCGAAAGGGAAGGTAAAGTAATGTCAATTTCCACTTCAAATAGGCTTCGCCGAACACCTGAATGTGTAAGTCTCCCGTGTGTCGTGCGTGGCGGGATCTATTTCAGACCCAATACGAACGACCCGTTGTCCGCGACCCAGGGCCTGCGGAAAAGGTTGGTGCATAGGCGCCCACCAATCGCTCGGGCAGTTCTCGACGAATTCAAAGAGTTCGTCGAGGCGTGGCTGCTCGACAATTTGGTTCCCCTTACTCCAGACGACATTCCGACTTTTGAGGAATGGCTGGAAGGCGTCAATCACCCTGATTGGCGCAAAGACGAGTATCGTACCGCTTACGATCAGTGGGTGGGCGGGGAGGTCAGGCGGAGTAAACTCAAGACGAAGAAGTGTTTCGTCAAGCGTGAGTTTTACGACGCCCCCAAGTTTCAGCGGGTGATTCACTCACCTACTGACTACGAGAAAGTCATACAGGGCCGGTTCATAGCGGCAGTTGAGAAAAAACTGTTCGCTCGGCCCGAATTCATTAAGAAAATACCTAGGGCAGATTGGCCTAGTTACATACGTGGTGTAGCAGGGAAGGCCGGTTATAGGATTTTCGGGAGTGATTACTCCTCTTTTGAGGCAAATTTTGTCGCAGCGTTGCAAGATGTCTGCGAACTCGCCTTGGCCCGTTACATGTTCTCCGATGTTATTCAGGAGGAAGGCGTCCAGGATATCCTGGAAGGCAACAAAAGAAAAAGCCTGGAATCAAAGCTGTTTACGGCTTACATAAAGGGCAGGAGGTCCAGTGGGCAGATGTCCACATCGTTGTTCAATGGGTTTTCGAACCTCTTGTTCAACCTCTTCATCCTACTTCGAAAAGTGGGAGCTACAGAGGTTTCTGCGGTAGTAGAAGGTGATGATGGGTTGTTTAGTCATAACGCCCCTCGTGATCCGACTCCCGCTGATTACTTGCAGTTGGGCCTCACCATCAAAATCGTCCCAGTGGACGCCTGGTATAAGGCGTCCTTTTGTGGCGTCGTGACTCATCCAGATGTACTAGACACGTTGACGAATCCGTGGAAAACGGTTCTGACGTGTAGCTGGGCGGGTCACGCCTACCTGCGGGCTCGGGCTAGCACTTTGGTGAAGCTGGCTCAAGTCAAAGGACTCTCTTACCTCGCGCAATATCCGGGGTGCCCAGTAGTGCAATCTGTTGCACTCTGGATGTTGAGGTGCACGCACTTCGACCCGGCGCGCTTGGTGGACCTGTTGGATTGGTACAGCCAGCAGGTGGGGGTTACTTGGTGGGACCGGCAGATTGTTCACGAGATTAGAAACTCAAATCTGCAGGCTCGCAGCGTGGATGAACGTAGCCGACTCATAGTTGAGGAAGCATTCGGCGTCAGTGTCGAGACACAGAGGTGTCTCGAACGTTTGTTTGACTCCGACTCATCAGGAGACGTTGCGTTAGACCCCACTCAAGTGCCGTTAGGCTACCGTGAGCAGTGGCAAAATTACTTGGAAGAAAGAGGTCGTCTCGACAACGACCTCAACGTCTTTCTCTTTGCCCCTCCTCCGAGGTATCCCCAAAATCTCAGTCCCTACCGTCGGGAGGACTTTGATACAGGAGATCCCTCGTTCAGAC